GAATGCCTGGTCTGAATTACCCAATGCAAAACATATTGATTGGGTATTGGCTTCATTAACCAACGATTCTCATAAATGGGAAAAGGCAGTAGAATTTTTAAATAAATTAAACATTATAGAGGATTATGATGTTTTTTATACTGTAGCTTGGAATGAAGCAGCAAATAAAGGTAGAACAGAACAATGGGAAGAATCTCAATTTACAGCTATTTCCATCCTCAAGGAACAGTCCCTACTATCATCACAAACGTTTTGGGTTTCAGCAGGATGGTATGCATTAGCAGCACTTGTGGCGTATGATGATGTTAAATCATATTTAGAAATGAGTTACAATCAACTTGCAGTTTGGGCAAAAGTTTCACAAAAACCACAGGCATTATTATTGCTTGCAATGAAATGGGTGCAAGAAAATGAATGAATCAAGACAATATATGGCAGTATGGGATTGTAATGGCCTAGAATCTATTTTTGATGTTACAGAAGCTCTAGAATTAGAAAAAAAATACGAACAAGAAAAAATATGGGATATACTTGGTGACAGACCACATAAACCAAAACCAAATTTTATTCCATTAAATTATTTATTAATGCGTGCAAGATTTAATACACACCGTAATTATGAAATTTACGAATTTGAGTCTACACTTTCAATGGATGAATTGAAAGATGCCTTTCATGATTCTTCTCAATTCATAGTAGATTGGATACGTAAAAACGGATATAAAGTTTATGGCAATCATTCAAAAAAAAGTAACAAGGTAATACAGTAGCTAATATATTTTAGGATTACAAATGGAATACAAACTTAATATTAATACGTGGTATGCTGATCGTCTATTAGATTGGTGTCCTATGCATTTTGTTTCGGTAAAATCTAAACTTACAAATGAGAGCCTATCTTGGATTCAAGAAAATTTAAGAGGTCGCTATGCTATTCTGTATGACATATTAGATGATTTTAAGTATCCTGCATTTGAAGATTCCAAAGAAGCCATATTGTTTGAATTAATGTGGTCTAATTAATTTATTTTCACATCTTTTTTTACAAGTAAATAATAATATTACGAGGAGATACAAAATGCCATTTTTAAGACATGTAGGCAAACAAGGAGATCGAAAGGTCGCTGTAATATTCCGTGAAGTTCCCGGCGAGCCACATATGTGCCTTATTGCTTATACACAATTATTGAACCAACACATCCATGATCCATTGATGCAGTGTATAGAAAGCGATATAGGTCAGAACAGTGAAAGTCTTGCCGATGCATTGAACAGAACATATACAAAAGATGGAAGACCAATTCTTCAAGTTTTACATGCTGAGGGACAATTAAAGAAAGTTAATACTTCAAGCATTATCATGACTCCGCAACCAAATGTTCAAATAAAACTAGATGAACTAAACAAAATTTTAGATGAAATGAAACTAGGAGAAGAAGCTGTACGCAAGTTAGCTGAGATGGATAAAAGCATGGGACTACAAAGCCCTGCCGATGTTGCACGAAGAATGCGTGGTCAACAAAATACACAAACTGATGTTGTAGCTACAAATTCAGATGTGTTGGGTAATTTTCAATTGGCTAAGAATTTACGAGAACAAGCAGAAAAAATGACACGTGAAGCTAAAGGCTTAATGTCTGAGGCAGAACGCCTGCAAAAAGAAGCTGCAACTCTCGATCCTGTCACAGTTAATGTACCAGAAAAAACAACAAAAACAACAAAAACAACGGCTAAAAAGACCTCAACTAAATCTAAAAAACTAAATGTCGTCTGATTTTATTAAAAAATGGGAACATATTCTTGAAGATGTTGAGAAGCAAAAAATACCTATTGAATTCGTTAAAAAAATTGTTATCAAATTACATGGTAAAAAACAACAAACAATTAATATTGAAAGGTTTTTGAATCAAGGATTGGACCCTGAACAAGTAGAAGAAACAATTGGGGAAAAGTTGCACGAACTCAGCGATCAAATTAAAACAGTAGAATTTATTCTAAATGTAAAGAATATTGCTGAGACTGTGCAACCTGAAACTGATCGCCTACTTAATAAATTATGAATTTGGTTATAGCATGTGATCCAAACGGAGGAATAGGCTATAATGGTAAATTGCCCTGGAGTAAAATTGAGGGAGATTTGCCGAGATTCAAGGCTCTGACCACAGGTAAAGTTATTTTAATGGGTCGTAATACTTGGGAGAGTCTTCCGAAAAAACCTTTACCCAATCGTATTAATCTTGTTGTCACAAGTCAAAATATAACTGGAGCGACAACACTATCTGGTTTACCAAACAAAGATACTAATAATTTAAGTGATGTTTGGTTAATCGGTGGGGCCCAGTTAATAAACTCAAGTTGGCATTTAATAGATGAAATACATCTTACTAAGACATTTGTTGAATACACTTGCGATGTGTTTATCGATCTATTAAAATTAGAGCGGGAATTTATATGCCGGTTTAAGGAAAAACACAGCGACCACTCATATGAGATTTGGAAAAGAAAATGAAATATGACTTGAACATTGATGGGTTTATGTCTGAATCTGAACTAATACAAATTGCAGCATGGGCAAAGAATGTCCCAGACAACGGAGTGGTAGTTGAATTTGGTTCTTTATATGGAAGATCAAGTGTTTGCTGGGCAATTAATTGTCACCCTTCATGTAAAATATATTGTATTGATCGATTTATGATCAACGGACAAGATACATTTGAAGTGTTCCTACAAAATACTTCTATTTATAAAAATGTCATACCTCTTAGAGGAGAAAGTCCGTATGGAATAAACTACAATGGTCCATTGATAGATGTATTTTTATAGATGCAGCACATACTAATCCCGGGCTAATGAATAATTTATTGTTTTATAAAAAACGAATGAAAGACACGGGTATAATATATGGACATGATTATTGCGATTTTTACCCTGATGTAAAAAAAGTAGTATCTATGCTATCAAGTCAATGGAATGGAAAATTAACTTTATATGAAGGAACTACATTATGGGAATTGAAATTTTAATATTGTTATTGATTTGTGTTAACATATACATTTCATTAAAATGCATTAATGATAAATGAATTAAAGTGATTCTAAACGTAGGCTTCTTGAGTAATTAACTAAAATAAGGAATGTATGAAACAATATCATAATCTACTGACGGATATTTTGCATAATGGAGAAGAAAGAGGAGATCGTACCGGAACAGGAACACTATCAGTATTTAGTAGACAGCTTCGTTTTGACCTAAGGCAGGGATTTCCAGCTATTACTACTAAAAAATTAGCATGGAAAGCAGTAGTGGGTGAGTTGTTATGGTTTTTAGAAGGATCGTCCTCAGAAAGAAGGCTGGCAGAAATTACACATGGAACCAGTGAAGGTAAGGTAACAATATGGACTCCTAATGCGTTAGCACCATATTGGAAACCTAAGGCAAAATTTGAAGGTGATTTGGGCAGAGTATATGGTGTTCAATGGCGTAGTTGGCAAAAACCATATTACGGTGATAATGGATATTACATCGATCAATTAAAAATTCTAATTGATGGGTTGAAGGAAGACCCAAACAGTAGAAGGCATATATTGACGGCTTGGAATCCCGGCGAACTAGATCAAATGGCATTGCCTCCCTGTCATGTAATGAGTCAATTCTATGTAAACAAGGATAAAGAACTTAGTTGCCATATGTATCAAAGAAGCCAGGATGTTTTTTTGGGCGCCCCTTTTAATTATGCGAGTTATGCGTTATTAACGCACATGATTGCCCAAGTATGTGGATATGGTGTAGGGGAGTTAGTAGTGTCCACTGGAGATACTCATGTCTATAAGAACCATATTGAGCAAGTTAAAGAACAGTTAACTAGACAAGAGTTTCCATTGCCTAAGTTATGGTTGAATCTTGAAATTAAAGATATTGATAAATTTACTATGGACGACATAAAGTTAATCGACTATCAATCATATGGTCCACTTAAAGCACCAATGGCGGTATGAATATAATTAAAATTGTTGCGTTTGAAATATTAATGTCTGATTCTGAGGATCCGGACTTTTATATAGATTGTGCTATTAATGCCTGGAAAGAAACAGAACGTAGTCAATGGCTTGCTAAAAATAGCACACAGCCTCTTTATCGTGAATGTTTGCGAAGTCATGAGTCATACGTATATACCTATCAAATTATAGCTCATTTAACGCAACATGATTTTTTATTATATAAATTAAAATATGACTAAGGTGCTTTTAACGGGAGGATGTAGTTTTTCAGTAGCAAAGAACAACTGCTGGCCCATGTACTTAGAAAATATGATTCAACCTGTATATTCAGTACACACAGGTGCATCCTGTCAAGGTAACGACTTGATAAGTAAAAAAATTCTATACCAGTTGATAAAGTTACTTAGTATTTATAATACTTCTGATTTACTAGTGGGTATCATGTGGTCTGGTACAGATAGAAAAGCAATATACTTAGAAACACCAGATAGTAATTTACCAAAATTAAAAGGCTGTCCTGATAATCCCAATGCTGTTGTAGATAACCATTTTAAATGGTATATGCTTAATAGTGTTGATGGAAAACAAAATAAGTTTGGATTAACTAATTTGTATTATAAAAACCTTTATTCAATAACTGAAAGTTATGTTAGTACAATAGAACATATTTTAAGGGTACAATGGTTCTTAGAAAAAAATAATATTAATTACTTTATGTCAACTTACACAAATCAAGTTTTGCCAGTTGACATACGAAATATAATAGAAATAAAATATCTGTATGATCAGATAAATTTTGATAAATTTCTTCCAGTGGAGGGTGAATTTGAATGGTGTAAAAAATTTTATGAAGATAAATTTTTACCTAATGACAATCATCCTACTACTGAACAGCATAAATATTTTGTCGAACAAGTGATATATCCTTTTTTAGAAAAAAATAATTATGTATAACATATTAGTAACAGGTGGTTTTGGACTGATAGGTCACTACGTAGTTTCAAAACTAGAAAAATTAGGACATAATGTCGCAATTGCCGATACACAAACTAATTATGGTATTATACCTAAAAAAGAAATAGAGTATTTGATATCAGAAAGAAAAAAGAAAATCAATACCCCTTTTAATTACAAATTTGATATTTCTGATCAAAATAATATGCGTTGGTTATTTGCTAGTCAAAAATTTGACATTGTAATACATTTGGCAAGTTTCCCAAGACAAAAAGTAGTAAACAGTAATCCCATGCTTGGTAGTAAAACAATGAGTGAAGGTTTACTTAATTTGTGCGAACTAAGTAAGGAATTTAGAGTAAAACGTTTTGTATACATTAGTTCTAGTATGGTCTATGGTGATTTTACAGATGATGTAACAGAAGATTATAATTGCAAACCACAAGGACAATATGGAATACTTAAACTCACAGGGGAAAACCTTGTTAAAGATTACACACGCAGAGGCTGTTTTAACTATGTTATTATTCGCCCTAGTGCTGTATACGGCCCACTTGACGTGGAGGATAGAGTTATTGCGAAATTTATGCTTAATGCAATGCGCGGTGGAGTGCTCAAAGTTAATGGAAAAAACGAAGCCCTCGACTTCACCTTCGTTGAAGACGCCGCCGACGGCATAGTAAGTGCTAGTCTAAGTAACAATACTTTAAATAAAACATATAATATAACAAAATCTCACAGCCGTAGTTTACTATATGCAGCAGAACTGGCTATAAAAATTGTAGGTAAAGGTTCAATTCAACTCAATGAAAAAGACGATGATTTTCCTACTAGGGGCAAACTTAACATAGATAATGCAAAACGTGATTTTAATTTTAATCCTAAAGTCGATGTTGAAGAAGGTTTTCAAAAGTATTATGAATGGTTGTCCACATCAGAATATTGGAAAACACAACTTTCTTTATAGGTAAAAAAATTGCCATCAAAAATTCCACACTTTGGTCTAGTAAGACAATACCAAAATTTAAAAAAAGAGTTATTAGATGTTACTGATACCGTTCTTAAAACTGGTTGTTTAATGGATGGTGAATATACTAATAAGTTCGAAAGTTGGTTAAAAAACAAGACTGGTGCAAATTATGCAGTGACGGTACATAGCTGTACTCAGGCTCTTGAAATGATAGCACTTTACATGACAACAAATTTTTCTTTTGAGAAAGAAAAAGCTACCAAAGTTTACATACCAAATATAACTTATGTGGCTACTCTTAATGCATTTTTAAATGCGGGATATGAGGTAGAATTGTTAGATACAGACAAAAATGGTCTTGTTATGGAAAGTACTATAGAAGAACTTCCGAAATCATCAATAGTATGCTCTGTGGGATTATATGGTGCCAACCCAGTATCATTTAATAATAAAAATATTATATTAAAAGTGATTGATGGTGCGCAACACTGGTTAATTGTAAATTCAGGCAAGGTTGGTTTGGGAATGGCGATTAGTTTTGATCCCACTAAAAATCTAAATTCATGTGGTAACGGCGGCGCAATTGTTACTAACAGTATTGATTTGTATCATTTTGCTTTAAGTTATAGAAATAATGGAAAAAATTATTTCGAATCGCTTCGTAAAAATGTCAAAACTGGTACAAATAGTAGAATGAGCGAGATAGATACAGCACATTGTTTAGTTAAAACATCTTATATTGATGACTGGCAATTACGTAGAAAAAAAATACGTTATTACTACTTAGACCAGTTTAAGAATCTTCCTTTACGTTGTTTAAGTAACGATAGTATAGTTCATGCAGACCAAAAGTTTGTAATATATACTGAAAATCGTGATGTTCTATTTGATTACTTGAAAACTAACAATATAGAATGCAAAATTCATTATCCACGTGCATTATCAGAATTAGAAATAGCTAAAAATATAAAAAATAAACCCAGTTGGTTCAGTACCAGTGTGTTATTGACGAAGGGTGTATTAAGTTTACCTATTTATCCTGAACTTACAGATGCAGAAATTGAATATATTTCAAGCACTGTGCGTAAGTTTTTTGATAAATAATAGACTATGGGAATTTTAAATTTTTTTTCTGAATACATAATACATTTAATCTTTGTTATAGGATTAATAGGTATAATTGCAGGATTTCTATTTGGTTCTATACCATTCATCTCTACATATAGTTTGCCAATCAAAGTTATTAGCATTCTTGTTTTTTCTATAGGTGTATATTTGCAGGGTGGCCTAGCAGAAAAAAAAGAAACGGAACGTAAAATAAAAGAAGTAGAAATCAAAGTAAAAACGTTAGAAACACAAGCCGCTAATTTAAACACACAATTACAATCAACCATATATGAACGAGATGAACTAATTAAAAACAAAGGGCAAACAATAATAAAGTATATCGATAGATATCGTGACCGAGAGATATTAAAAACCATAGAAGGTCCTGAACGTGTACGTGTAGAAGAAATTATAAAATATGTTGAAAGTTGTCCAATACCTAAGGAATTCTTAGATATTCATAATCAAGCTGCTAGATTGAATAGAAATGATGTAAAATGAAAATCTTTTTATATGTGTTAATATTAATTTTGTTAGCAGGATGTGCTACTCCTGTGCCAGTAACAAGGAATTTCCCAAATAGTGTTCCTGAATTAATGAAAAAATGCCAAGAATTAAAAATAATTGAAGGCGACAAAATACCTATGACTGATTTTCTCGCTATAATTGTGGAAAATTATACACTTTATTATGAATGTGCCAACAAAGTAAACGGTTGGCAAGAATGGTATATAGAACAGAAAAAGTTATTTGAGAGTGCAAAATAGTAGCATATAATAGATTTATTATAACGGTAACATAAATACTTAGTTAGGATAAACAACATGTCAGCAACATACGAAATTATTAACATAGGTGTGTTACCAAACGATGGATTAGGGGATCCATTACGTGTTGCATTTGGCAAAATAAACAATAACTTTGCTAATTTATTTGCAACTACATCATTAACGTCTAACGCTACGACAGTAGGAAATGCCCCAGAACAAGTGATATTTTCAACCCCAGTTAATGGTTTCACACAGGGCATGTTTCAAATTAGAAGTACTGATCCCGGTACTATAGATTCACAATATGTAACAATAAATGCTCAAATTACAAATGATCTATCTAATGTAAAATTTTCAGCTTATGCAACAACATTTAATGGTAATGTATTGACTAGATATAATATGGATGTGTTAGGCGGAAACGTTAGACTATTATTAAATCCATTAGTTAATACTAACATGTTTCATTTTATTAATTCTCAGGTTACATATCAAGGTGGTATTACAGAAGGAATTCCTATTCAACTTGATGGATATGTTGCTAATAATTTTATGGCAACTGAGGCTAATGAAGTAATTACTACTGAATCACCATGAGAGCACATGAATTTATTACAGAGCAAAAACTTAACGATGTTCATGATGGTTTGGATGTTGCTGCAAAATCATTACCATACACCTATATTATTCCTGAATTAAAAAATCAAGATTTTTATGAACTATATCGTTTTGGTGTTGCAATAGCTGATGTTCGTGGTGAAAGCAACAATGATGATAAAGTAAACAATTATAAATCAAAATTCAGAGCAGAAACATCTTGGGGCGAAAATCAAATTGTAAGTAGTTTTGATAGCAACGTGGGAAAAGTTATAGATAAAGCATTAAAAAAAGTTCATAAGCATGGTAAAAAAGAAGTCAGCACTCCGGGCAGTGAAGAATTTGACGATACACTAAAACAAAGTCCTATTAAGCCCTTTAAAGGATATAAAAAATGAGGGCTAAAGAGTTTGTTAGTGAAACAAAAGGTAAAATCACAAAAAGACAGCAAAATTCTACACGTGGTTTACATACTTTTACCGACACTAATTATGACAGAACTTATACATTAAATCGTGTTATGATGGCTGTAGCCAGCGCAAATGGTATAGAAAAACCTGTAATTGACAGTGAAAGTTGGATAGGTAAAAGAAACTCTGCACATCCATATACCGAAATAGAACAAAAAATGTTGAAAGATGCATATAGTGTAGTAGGTGTCCCATATCAAGATATGAACAATGGTAATTTAAAAAGCGAAGAATTACCTAATACCCATATTCAAAGTCCTTTAAAACCTTTCAAGGGTTACAAGAAAAAATAATTATTTGTTTTTATAGTTTTTTCCATAATTCCTAATAAAATTTTTTAGCGTCTCTAAAACAAGTTAAATAATATCACTATGAATAATATAATTGACGTAAACACTATTTTTGATGTAATAAAACTAAAGTTTTATTATGAATATATTGTCAACCAACATATCTATGATGAAGGTGACAGTGAGATGCATAAAACTTTAACAACACAAGTTGTTAAAGAATACATTGATCCATTAAACATTCCTAAAAACGCAAAAATCTTAGATTTAGGTTGTGGTCCCGGTTATTTTCTCGATGAAATGAAAAATCGAGGATATACTGATCTCACTGGTGTTACTCTTAGTCCAGGGGATGTTGAAATATGTGAAAAGAAAGGTCATACAATTAAAAAGTATGATTTAAGTTTTTTACCACAAAAAGATGGATACTATGATGAAAGTGTTGATTTTATATTTTTGCGCCATGCATTAGAGCATAGCCCATATCCCATTTTTTCTTTAATGGAATATAATAGAGTATTAAAACAGGATGGTAAAATGTATATCGAAGTTCCTGCGCCAGATTGTGAGCGTGGCCATGAGTTTAATTTAAACCACTATAGCATTTTAGGAAGCAACCAATTAGCAGCATTACTTATTAGAACTGGATTCAAAATTGATACATTCAACAATTATGAATTTGAAATGTTCGTGCCTGTAAAAGACGGTGAATATAAAAAAATTAAAGAAAAATTTTTCCTTTTAGTAGTTACAAAAGACAGACCACTAGATATTAAGTAAAAAACATAAATACTCACTAATATAGTGAGTATTTTTATGGCTGAACCGACCCCATCTAATGTAGCACCATGGTATTTGCGTAATATTACGCAGGCTCTGGCCCTTGATGAGGCCACCGGCAATATTTATGTACGTACAGGATTTACTGGAAATATTGTTATCGAAGGCAATGTCAATGTTCCAGGTAACATAGACGCACATGTTACTGAAATAGGTACATCAGGTAATCTTACAGTACCTTGGATGCCCGCCAGTATTGACGGCAATAGTAATGTCACAATAAACGGTGGCAATGTCAATGCTGTAGTCACCGGCACAGTAGCAGTCAGTTCAATCACAGGTAATATAGCAGGTATAACTGCCAATGTAACTATTGTAGATGGTGGAGGTAGTATTACTGTTGATGGTAATGTAGGTATTATAGGCAATGTCAATATCGGTACAATGCCTAATGTAAATGCTAGAGTATCAGGCAATGTAGGTGTTACTGGTAATGTCAATATTGGTACAATGCCCAATGTAAATGCCGCAGTATCAGGCAATGTTGGCGTAAGTAGTTTTGGTAATATTGAGATCACAGGCAACGCATTACCAATCACTGGTAATGTCACAGCAAATCTGGCATCAAATTCTAGTGTTCAGATAAGTGGATTTAATGACGGTCTTAAGGATGCGTTTGGTAGATTGCGTGTCAGCAATCCATATACATTATTTGATACACAAAATAGATATTACGATCACGAACAATATAGTTCAAGCACAACAGGAACTGCTAATGTCGTCTATCAGGCAAACTCAAGTTCATTTATGTGTAATGTTGGTACTAATTCAGGCGATAGCGTGTTGCGTGAAACAGTTAGAGTGTTCCCATATCAGCCAGGCAAGAGTTTATTGATTTATGAATCCTTCTGTTTCAATGATCCCAAAGCAAATCTAAGACAGCGCATGGGTTAT